TTACGTTTAGTGTTTAGGGGTACGTTTTTTCTTATTATTTGAATCGGTGGATAAAGTTTAGTACTAAAATTCTTTGTAATAACTAAACCTTCGCGATAAAGACTCCTGTTTATATATTTAAGGTTTGGGTTATTTTCCAATTTAAGTTCATCTAACTTTTTAAGGTTACCGATTGATTCTGGTAAAGATGTTAATTTATTATTAGTCAAATCAAGTTCCATTAATTTTGTAAGGTTACCGATTTGTGATGGTAAAGATGTTAAGTTATTATCATTTAATCTAAGTACCATTAATTTTGTAAGGTTACCTATTGATTCTGGTAAAGATGTTAATTTACTATGATACAAACTAAGGTACTCTAATTTTTTAAGGTTACCTATTGATTCTGGTAAAGATGTTAAGTTATTATAACTCAAATTAAGTTCCTTTAAGTTTTTAAGGTTACCGATTTCTGGTGGTAAAGATGTTAAGTTATTATAATACAAATCAACTCTCTTTAAGTTTTTAAGGTTACCTATTGATTCTGGTAAAGATGTTAATTTATTCTCACACAAAGAAAGATACTCTAACTCTTTAAGGTTACCTATTGATTCTGGTAAAGATGTTAATCTATTATTACTCAAATCAACTCTCTTTAAGTTTTTAAGGTTAACGATTTCTGGTGGTAAAGATGTTAAGTTATTATACCACAAATCAAGATTATTTAAGTTTTTAAGGTTACCGATTTCTGGTGGTAAAGATGTTAAATTATTACGATCCAATCTAAGTTCCTTTAATTTTTTAAGTTTACCGATTTCTGGTGGTAAAGATGTTAATCTATTCCTACTCAAATCAAGAATTACAATGTCTAATCTTCTGACACCGAGTGCCCTGAGAGAATTGGGGACGTTATTGTTATTACTCATATACCTTTACCCAATTTTTTTTTGTTCCTGTATGGTAAGTAAGTAATATAGGATGTTACTCGTAATACTCCTCGTACTAATAAACGCGTTTTTGTTTATCAATACACGCGAACCCGAAAAACTCACAGAGGTTCGCGAAAAGTATAGAATACTCAGGGAACACATAGAAAAAACCAATAACGAAGATTTCAAAATGTTGTGTAAAGAAATTCCGATCACCGCGCATCACCGGTTAAACGGGTCTATTGGGTATAACGTGAATAAGGGTAACGATATAGGTATATGTATAGACGGTGAACCTAACGAAATATTTCACGTACTTTTACACGAACTCGCGCACTGTACCGTCGTCGAGTATTCACATAGTAAAGAGTTTTGGGATAAGTTCGATAAACTTAGATCGATATGCGTTTCTATTGGAATCTACCAGGAAATACCACAACGAACCGAATTCTGTGGTAAACATATTCAGGATAAATAAATAATATTTATTATTAATAAAATGGAATCAGTCTCCGATTTAATGAAAATGTATGTTTTGCTTAACTGTTTACTCGCAACAATAAGTGCGCCTCTTTTAACGAATAATCAGTGGGTAAACATGGGTTTGCTCGTCGTTATACTACCATCAATTTTGTGTGCGTTACCGAGAGGCGGTAATCTATTTGGACGTTTAGCTCTAGACGCACCATTCTTAGTAGTTTCAACTTTAGTAGGTATGGGTATAGTTGCGGGTATTTCTCAAATAAACGAACGCATCGAAAAAGATTTTAAAGATTACGGTAAAACTACGAAGAGTACTGGTACTGTTCTAGGACTTCGCGCAGTTGGATTACTGTTCGGATTTCTCATTTCGTACTTCTTATTCGGAAAGAGAATGTATAAACACTATAATGCTATTTAAGCGTATCTTCTTGCTATATAAAAAGCAATAGCCGCGACTAAACCAGTTGAGGCTAAACCAACGGCACTTCGGTGTCCTTGGTCGTTCAAAAACGATGGGACGAAGTTTGCAAGTTTTTCCTGAACTGGCTTACTAATTGCCGCCGCAGCACACACCGCAACGATGAGTGCTTCGAACTGGTCGTCAGTAAGGTTGAATGGATTTTTAGATTCCGCTTGTTTCTTTTCTTGGGTTTGTTGCGTAACCGGTTGTTGTGCCATCATCATCGGCGTTTGCATTTGCATTTGCGTCATGCGTGGGTCTTGAGACATCATTGGTGGTTCCAGTGGGTCTTCAGCGTGTCCCATAACATCTGAAATTGGAGTCGAGTCCATCGTTTGTTTATTTTCAATATTTTTTTCGGGTGGATTATTCGGCACAAAGTGTGTCGACTGATTATTATTTAACGATACCATACCGTCACCAGTGTCAGATAAATTCATAGTTCTAACGTCCGTCATTTATGTAGTCATAGGTTTTTGAGATATGTCATTGACGCATTATTCGCCTGAGTGTAAAACATATCTCGGGTACATACCCAAAAATGTATTTAAAACCCTAGGTAAAACATCCTTTTTTTCACATTCGGGTATAGAATCGTTAAAATATATACGTTTGGAATCGTGGCATACATTTATGTACATATAGTAACCACCACCTGATGAAAGTTCGTTAAATTTTGCGTATGGATAGACCATTCTCGAACTGCATATTCTTCTGATAAAGTTCATTATTTATTATATTACTTTGTTTTTGTAATTTTAAGCTTTGTTTTCTTTGTTGCATTTTTAGCATCTGCTTCCTTTTGATCTAAATATTTGGGATTGTACATCTTTTTATGAAGTTTCCATAGATCAGGGCTACCAACTTTAAAATTTTTCCTAAGTGTGGCTTTGTACCAGAATACACAATCCTCTATTTTATTACTCTTCGACGTATTATCTAACACTAAACATTCGTAGTTTTCCGTACACGCATCCATAACTTTATTAAACATATCAAAACTCGGAAAAATACCAAAAAATGATTTATATATTTTTTCTCTATTCTGAATGATGTTTTCTCTCAAAACAAACACGTAATCGACGTTTGCCCTGAGTGCTGGTGGTAAATCCATGACGTATTGCATGGTAAGCATGAAAAATATGTTATAGTGTCGCCCGTTCATAAAACATTGGCGAATACACGTATCTTTCAAAAATTTACTATCGTACATACAGTCATCTAAAAGCATGAATGTACCGTTATTTCTACTTTTACCTTTTGTACCAACTAGTTTTCTCTGTCTCGAAATAACTCGCTCTATAGCATCTCTATCGTAATCACCGTATACGAATAAATCTGGTATAAATTCACCGTAAAAATGGTTACCTTCTTCCGTACCAGAAAGTACAACACCCGCTGGTATATGCTTTTTGTAATACATGATATCCTTGACCAATGTAGATTTACCCGTGTTACGTTTACCAATAAACACACACACCCGATCGTCTGTCATTTTTTCGGGTCTGAATTTCTTCAGTTGAAGGTTCATTCTACAGTACTGTCTCGTTTTATTTCATAAAATTTTACTCACGTAAAGTAAGAATGGCTGGTCGAATAAACCTTGCTGTCACGGGTATTCAGGACCAATGGCTTACTGGTGATCCCGAATTTTCGTATTTCCTGATGAATTTTAAACGACACACGAAATTTTCAATAGAGGCTATAGAAACACCGTTCGATGGTGATGTCGATTACGACGCAACCGTAGAGTGTCGTATTCCCAAAAATAAAGGGGATCTCGTACGAAGTATGATGCTTAAATTCACTTTACCACAACCATCCGGTACGGCATCGTCTGGATACGATATAAGATACAGGAAATCTATAGGTGCTCAAATCATAGAGTATGCAGACCTTTTGATTGGTGGTCAAACTATTGAACGTATAACGGGTGATTATATCTACATGTATGATCAAATACATAACAACAAAGATGATATAGACCAAACACTTTATTTCTTAACGGGGCATGATAATTATATAGCGGTTTCATACGATTGGGATTATAACGTCCTTTTACCGTTTTATTTTTTCAGACACCCAAGTTTAGCTATACCCGTATGTGCACTTACGAAACAACTCGTCGAAGTACGCATAAAGTTTAAGAAACTCGAAGACGTTGTTATTCAGTATAAAACCGATACGGATATCATCGATCCACCCACTGATGTTTCTTCTTCTATTAAAAAAGTATCACTCGTCACTGATTTCTTTTTCGTTACGGAAGATGAAAAGAACTTCTTACTTACCCGTCCTATAGAATATGTCATCACACAACTCCAAATGTCACAGTTTAAGTTTAAAGCAGGTGAAACTAAAAAAGCGGGTATGCTCAATTTTAAAAATCCTGTCAGGGAACTGTTCTTCTTGGCAGTGAGTGACGACGTTCATAAACTCAACCCAATAAAACACGTTACCATGAAATTTAACAATAACACGATAATAGACGCCGATAATTTAATGTTAAGTTACGAACAACCTTTGAAATATTATACGGGCGTTACCGAAAACAACTTTGGTGTGTATAGCTTTTCACTTAAACCTGAAACATATCATCCAACTGGACAGGTAAACATGAGTCGAATAGCTCATAATCTTATTGAAATTGAACTCGATTCACCAGACGCTAATTTTGGACACAAAGTATATGTATATGCAGTAAACTATAACGTGTTACGAATAAATAGCGGTCTCGGGGGTTTAAAATTTTAGTGCCTTATACTAGTAATGGCTGGACGTGTTCAGTTACAAACATCCGGACCACAGGACGCTTTTTTTACGGATAATCCAGAGTACACGTATTTTATAAAGAATTTTCAAAAACATACAAACTTTGCACCATTCTTTGTTGATTTAGATGTTGATGGTGAAATTGAATTTGGAAACACCATAAAGTGTACCATTCCCCAAAATCAAGGCGACCTTCTGAAAACCGTGAGTTTGAAAGTTGAATTAAGCGCTATAGATCAAAATTTAATTAACTCATTACACCAAAATACAACTGGTATAGGATACAACGAATCGATAGGTCACGCCATGATTGAATACGTCGAACTCGTCATAGGTGGTGAAGTTATACAACGCGTACCGAGTGATTTCTTAGCGATTTATTCGGATAACTACGTCACGCAGACGAAACAACATAATTTAGCCAAACTCGTGGGTAAACCACCTTTAGAGTTGTCAGGTACAGAAGCCATGACAACAACTATAGGGCATTATTTAGGAAACGCAACTTCAGATACTAAATATTTTATCGATATACCCTTTTACT